TATATCGGTTAGCGAGATATGGGCTCTTTCTGAAAGTTGAGCAAGCCTAGTAGCTGTTTCCCCTCTAGCTTTCTCCTCCCAGGCTGTCCCAGTATCTCGTTCTAATACCAAAGTATCGGAAGAATAATATTGGCGACCAACTATTCCTGCTGCTGGTCTATTAGCAGCCAGTCCTTGGTGAAGTAATCCATAAAAGGCATCATCAGCACCACCACCAGTAGCGTAAGATGGGTCTAGCCCAGCGCCCTGAGCAGTAAGAACATATCCTGAAGTCCCATCGGGCATCCTCGCCATTCCTGCCCTATCAGTCATGTCAGCAAAGCTAGTGGTCTTAATGTGATGGTCACTTGTTCCTATGCCTGTTAAAGAACCATGTGCTTTTTCAGAAAGTGAGGCAAGTCTCGTTGCGGTTTCGGCTCTTGCCTTTTCCTCCCAAGCTGTTCCTGTATCTCTTTCTAGCACTCCAGTATCAGTAGAGTAATAGAGACGACCAGCTATAGCTGCTGCTGGTCTAGCAGCAGCTAATCCTTGTTGAAGAAGCCCATAGGAGGTGTTATCCCCTACAACATAATCAAGACTAGTCCAAGCTGTTGCACCATCACCTATCTTAAACTTACAAGTATCAGTCTCGTAACCTAATTCTCCATTGCCTAATACTGGGTTAGCAGTAGTCCACTGTGCTGCTGTTCCTCGTCTAAACTGAATCGAAATCATGTTACTCCTCCTAAGTCAAAGAATACTCTAGTATTGTTAGTTGGCACTTCAGCAGTTACTAAGCCTGCGTCAAAGTACATATCTCCTATGGCAGCAAAGTCTGGGTCATGATACTCATTGCCATGAACTTTCATCTTGGCACTAGGATGAGAGTATCCCTCAATAAAGAATATTCGCCTTTTCTCAAAATCCTGATTGCAAGGATTAGTGAAGATCGGCTGGTCTTCTGGTCTATGCCCTGAAAACTTTCTTCCCATATTACTTTCCAAATATACCTTTAATAAGACCCCAGAATATATCAACTGCTTTAACAGGTAGAAGAATAATCGTCTCTAATATACTAGGAGCTGGTTCAAAGGATGGTGGAGTAGGTATTGTATATGGTGTAGTTGTCTTGGTAGCAACAGTAGGCAGCTCAGATGGAGTAGTGAGTAATCCTAACTCCTTCTGCTTTTCAATTATCTTTGTCCAATCCTCTGGAGTTAGAACTGCAGTGGGTTGAGGAACAGTAGGTGTAACTGTAGGAGGTACTTCTGGCTCTTTGACTGCTCCAGTTATCTTCTTCATTGCTGCTTCTGCTACATCCCAGTCAAAGCCTAAATCGCCAAGAGCAACTTCCATACGGTAGAGGCCAGGATGGAAGATTCTGCGGATAGATGAGACTCTAGCCATAGCATCAGAAGGATATTCCACTGACACTAAGGTTGCTTGTATAATATCGTACTTATAAATACCTGTAGTCCAACTAGACCCAGCATATGCGTAATCCGCATCGCTAGACAGACCATAGATAAGGCCAAACCCAGTTCTAAAGCCTACAAATGTCAAGTCAATGGCAGTGAAAAGTCGCAAACTCGTCTCCTCTGCAAAAACCACATAAGCATCTGCTCCAGATAGAGACACCTCCATAGCGTAACGATTATTGTTAGCATAAGCTGAGGTTGACTTAATATATTCCAGACTCTTCCAATACTTTGATAAATAGGCCCTATTGGTACTGTGATTAAAGACGGCAACATATAAGAAGCTTGTATCACCGCATATTGAATAACCTTTAGTTCCAGAAGGTGCTAAGGAAACACTACCAACTAAAGTAAAAGTGGCTTTGTCAATCTTGGACAAAGTAGAATCAGTATCTCCTCCAAGAGCATAAATATATTCAGCATCTCCCCATATACCTCCCACGCAAGCTATATTCAGAGAATCAACATATGAGAGGTCTAACTTGTTCAATCTGAAAATATGGTTAGGATAACCAACGTTAGCCTCATAGATATAGTTGTCATCTCCCCATAGTCCATAAGCACTTGTCCCTGGAATATAGCTACTTGAAGCCACTAAGGCTAAATCTGCTTTCTGATATTTCATTACCATCCCAGAAGAATTCCCTTGTTTAACTGTGTAGATATAGTTGTCATCTCCCCAAAGATAATTTTGGTATGATGGACTAATTGAGGGAGCTTCAGCAAGCAGAGATAGGTCATAAGCACTATACTTTCTTAAACCATCCACGCTAGAGACGTATAGATGAAGATTAAGGTCTTCCAGTATTAGCCATGAGCTATACTTGCCATCGTTATTTTGAGCAACTTTAACAAAGTAAGAGTATGTGTAAGCCATACTACAATCCTTTAGTATCCACTATCGCTATATTATCATACAACTCTAGTCTACTATCATTTGGAGCAACCATACGACCTGCAAGCTGCTCAAATCTTGCTCTAGCTAGCAAAGCTGCTGCTCTAGCATCCACATCTGATTGCTGTGTCAGCGAGCCTGACAGAACCAGTCTAATAACATCAGCATAGCCATCTATCTCAGACTGGTTTCTAGCCTCGCCAGATAGATAGCTAGCCCACAGACCATCTTCTCCTTCATTGCCAAAGACTATGATATGATTAGGAAGGAGCACATTCCTACGCTCAATATACTCATAGAAGTATGGTGCCTGACCTGAGTAAAATGTTAAGTCAGTTGGGTCAGACTCCTGCGGATACTTAATCTCCCAGCCTAAATCATCAGAAGCCCTCAGATAGCTAGCAGTCATATTTAGAAGCCTGTATATGATAGCATCAGCATATTCAAAAGGCTGAGAATTGATGTCAAACTGAGGTTGAAGGTTATCTATGATACCATCATCCTCCACCAGAGCAGCTAGCGTCATAGCTGGGTCTACCTCAGCTAAGATATAGCCAATGATAGTATAGATGGTATCAGTAGTGTAGCTTGCAGTATATAGTGGCGGGTTACCTAGGCGGATGAGAGTCTCTCTCAGCTTAACCCACATTCCCTCTAACTCTAGCAACTCCCACAGTTTGCCACCAGCAGAGACAGTTTGTTGATGCTTTACCCAGAGACGAGGAGGAGCTGGCTCATTAGTACCATCGCCAAGATACTCATTGCCAGCTCCAGTTACATAGCCATAGCCAATCTCTACCCAATAACCTTTCAGTTGTGGAATATCTCTATCTTTGTTACGAAAGATGATAGTGGCATAGTCATTGTAAGGCTCCTCAATATGGTCTATCAGTAAGATACGATTACCATAGGTGCCATCAGTTGAGAGGTTTACAGTGCTAACGTTATGCTTGAACAGCAGTTTGAAGTATGGAGTTTTGCTGGCAGCCTGCTGTGCCGCTAGGTAAGTGGATGAAACTGACCTCGCCATCTCATCTCCTTAGATGGGGTCTATGCCTCGAACGTATAATGTCCTGGCAGCAGTTACCTGAGTCGCACTTAGCAGCAGTGTAATAAACCTAGCACAGATGTCCTTAAAGACATTCATACCAGCAGTCGCCCTGGCAGTTGTGGTATTTACGAAGTCACCAGTAGCACCACTGTTGAAGGTATAAGCCTGAACTGCTGTATCCCCAGTATTTCGGCTGGGCTCAACTGTTATAGTAGCAGAGTCCAGAGCAGGATTATAAACTTGGATATGCCTAAACTCACCAACCAAATCTATTTCTGCTGATACTGCAGGACTTGCACCCATAGCTATAATTACTGTTTTCCAAGAACCTGTTCTAAGTCCCATATTATCTCCTTACTTACCAAGATTTAATTCTTTACCAGTCTTCTCTCTAGCCATACCATATGCCTTACCAGCACAGTATTTCTGCTGGTTCTCAGCACCAGGCGGAGGAGGCTGATTCATGCAGAGTTCTATCTCTGCAGAGATAGCATCCTGAACCTGTTGGTCAGTTGATTCTGATGTTAGATTATCCATTGCAGGATTAGGCATTGTTTCCTCCTTACTAGTGCTGGCTGATTAAGGCTCAGCCAGCGAAGCCTACAGTTGACTAGGGCATTATCTGCAGAAGGCAGAGTCAATGTCATTAGACAGTTATCGCCACATCCCCGATGTCTGCGATTCTGCCAAGACATAGTGAAGAGCCTAACAGTGCAGCTCCATAGTTGACTACCCTGATACCTCCAGCATCGTAGTTCTCAAGCTCAGGGAATCGGACTAGCTTGTAGAAGTCCCCAATACCCTCAGTTCCACCGAAAGCATAAGTAAAGCCAGGTTCCTGGTTCATTACATTACCATGCTTAATAGCGATAATAGAGTACTGCTTGTTTCCTGTATCATATAGTGTCCTAACATCAGCAGGAGTAGCAGTTAGACCAGTATTCGCCTGCTCAGCCACCAGGAAGTCAGTCCTTATGATAGGCACTGCATCCCAGAATAAGACCCTCTTTCCCAGCTCATTGTAGCCCATCGTCAGGAAGCTCAAGTTACCGTGAACCTCAGTAGCACCAGAGACAGTATATAGGAATCCTTTCTCCTGGTAGGCAGCGTCAATTCTTCGCACAATCTCGAAAGGCATCCACATCTCGTCCACTCCCAGCTTCATAGCGTCTATCAGAACCCTGAGATTCTGCAGGCTAAGACCAACTTCTCCCTGGTCTATGCTGAGGTCGCCGCTAGTCTGTCTTACCCAGGCATGAACACCATCAAACTGCTTGGCAGAGGCGTTGACATCTGCGTAGATGAGTCTGGCACCTAGCTTTCGCTTAAGAGCCTTCTCACACTCCAGAAGTAACCTGGCCTCATAGTTGTTGTAAGTTCCGTATATACCTTCAACAAAGTGGTCAAGTTTTCGCTGGATATAGCATCGCTTCAGTTCAGTCGACTTCTCATCGTAGTCTACATCCTCAGTCCAGGCAAGAGAAGCGCCAATGTCAACGTCAGCTATAGCAGCTTCAAGAGTAGCTGTAGTAGTAGACTTCTCCCTCAGCCACTCAATTTTGAGTCCAGTCTTAGCAGCCTGACCGACTGATACTCTTTCAATAGGATTATTTCGCTTGATGTCTTCCTCGAAGACACCAGGCACTTTTAAGGATTGAGTTAACTTCTGCAAAGCAGCGAGGTTAGCCCAATGCCCTCCAGAATCAGCCATCGTATTTACTCCTTCTCAATTTATTTTAGTGCAGGTTCAGCATTCCTAGTCCCACGCACAGGAGTTGCAGCTATGACTTTACTAGCTCTTTCCTGTTCAGACATAGTATGAGGTTGCCCTCCGCCACCTCCTAGTGCATAGTTACCAGGCCCACCGCCTCTGCTTGTAGATAAAGCCTTTAGGGCTTCTTCCAAAGAATCAAGCTCTTTCATGGTCTTGTTTGCTAACTTATCTACAACACCTGGATACTGCATGGCTAGCAGTGCTCTTCGGTATTCCAGCGCCTTGCCTGCATCAGTCTGCAAAGTCGCTACCAAATTATTGGCATTTGCTAGGTCCTGCTTGATTCTCGCAACCTCCTCATCAGGGGTTGCACCAGTCTTACTGGCCTCTTTGGCTTCTGTTAATTCAGCGTTTAGACTCGCAACTTGTTGTTGAGCAGCGGACAGCTCCAATTTAGCCGTATCTATGGCTTCGTTATGAGCTGCTTGTGCTTTCTCAAGTTTTGACTCTAAGCTCAGCTTAGCAGCTATTAGGTCAGACTCTGCAACCATCTTCCTACCATCCACTAAGATAGAGCCATCTTTGAGTTCTACCTTAGGAGCGGCAGGAGTTGGCGTAGAAGTAGGACTTGGACTGCCAGCAGCACCAGGGTCTTTACCTTGGTTCTCAATAGTCATATTGCCTCCTATCTTCTTTCAGTATATCATACGCAGAGCTGGGTGTCAAGGATAATATAATCAGCGGTTATTATTTTGCCTCACCTACCATTTCTGGTATGAGATACTGCTTCTTTAAGTCATTATAGATTTCTTCAGCTTCAGTAGACATAAACTTATCTGTAGTGCCAAAGAAATATAGCCAGGCATCAAGCTCAGAGTCAAGTAATCGGAGTCGCAGTCTAGCTTCCCTAAGCTTCCTCTGATAGCCTGCTATAAGTTTTCCTTCAGGCCCCATAACTTCTAACAGTTGCTCCCGCTCATCTCCTCTGGCTACTTCAAATCTACGAATAAGCTTGACCTGCTCATCAGTATATTCCCTTAGTACAATATCTCTCAGATTACGATAAGGCCTAGCATAGGTTCTACTGAAGTTCCAGTATAACTTCTCCATAGGAGTCCACTCAAGCTGAATTCTCTGCAATAAGCGCTCTCGAAATGTAGGACTGAGAGATTCAAGCAGAGCATCCACATAAGCATAATAAGTATCATAGTCAAGCTCCATCCTATCTGACTCCCAGTTGTATTTGAGTTCAGGCCTCAGTTCATAATAGTAGTATAGCAACTCCTGGTCAGGAGTCTGAGTAGGAGTAACTATTCCTCTTTCCTCTAGCAGTGCGGCTCTTTCCTCAAATGTCTTAGGCACATCCTTATAAGCAGGAGACTTACCAAGTATTCGGACTGCTTCGGATAGTCCATCCTGTATATTGTTACGCATACTTATCCACTGACTAGGACCTATGATACCTTCTACTAGCTGTCGGTTAATATCAACTATGCTAGGTTGAACCAGCTTTCCATCCTCATATACTCCAACATATCTAGCATCATTGTATACTTTATTTAGCTCATCATAGTAATCGCTAATCTTAATATCTAATGCCTGCCAGCTGGAAGGATACAGTGGAGTTGTAATACCCTGATATCTACGATAAGATTCCCACTGATAGAGTAAGGCCTGCTGTAGAATATCCAGATGATAGTAATCTGTGAATCGCTTGCCTGTTACAGGATACATCTTATCTATCCATTCCTGAGTCTTTATAGGAACACCAGTTGCTTCCTCAATAGCTAGTCGCATCTCTTTCCTAACCTGAAGGAAGTCCTGAGGCCTAATTCTGAATAGCCCTGTCTGATTCATAAGGATACCTTTGACACCATCTACCTTAGCTTCAGCCTGCAACCATAGTTTCTCTTCATCAGGAGTCAATGCTATGCCCTGCTGCTTCTTCTTCCAAATCTCATCAGCATCATATCCCATGCTGCCTAGAGTCATCATAGTCATATAATCTCGGAAGCGGTCAGGATATACTATATCCAGTACCTTACCTATATGCTCAGGAGATAACGCTCTTAGTGCACTGAGACTTGTCTTAATCCAAGCAGGAGCCAGCTGGCCAAGCTGTGGTTGCTTACCAGCAGCACCAAACATCACGACTGGAAGCATAACATGAATGCCTGGGAAGAATCCTGCTCTACCAATATAGTCAAGGAATTCTACGCCTGGTGCAGCATCATGGTATTCTGGAAAGTCCCTCAGGTAGAAGCTTCTCAAACCGCCCATCCAGATAGTGCCTCTGAGCGGATTGACTTGCAAGTCAGTTCCAGGGATAGGAACATAGCCACTATCAGTGTATTCTACATATCTGGCTAGTGCTGACATAGTGCCTGGTGTTCTCATAAAGGTTCTAGGTATCCACTTCCAGCGGAAGAGTTCATAATTCCAAAAAGGAAAGATAGCTCGCATAGACTCATCAATCATATTAGCATGGTCGTAATCTGGGTAAGCTAGATGGTGCATCTCATTACCCTTAATTGCAGCTTGCTCCTTCTTAGCCCACCAGTCAGGAGTGCCAGATACACCAGTAGGAACAACTGCAGTAGGAGGAATAATTACTGCTGCTTTCTCAGGATGAAATACTGCAATCTGTCTTCCCTTCTCAACAATGCCAGCTTCTACGATTACTCCATCATAGCCTTCATTCTCAAGTTGACTCCTCAGCATTGCCTGCACCCAGTCCTCAGTTCTGCCCTCCTTCTCGGCTATACCTCTTAGTTCCTTAGTTCTCAGTGAGAATGTATCCCACTCAGATTGTGTCTTGATAACATAAGGCTTCTGAAGATTTATGGTAGTTTCCCTCACAGTATCATAGGTTTCTGCTACCTTACGGTCAGTAGACCAATACTGAGCCTTACCTACAAGACCTTCATCAGTTGGAGGCTCCCCTCTTAGTTTAGTACCACGGAAGGCTTTGATAGTGAAAGGCTGACCAGTCTCCATGACAGTAGGAGTAACAGCTGCCACTCCCTTATATGCTGATGTATCTGCAACTCCATCTGCTACAGCTTTTACATACTGCCTCCACTTGATAACATCTGACTCAGGAATCTTAGTAGTAGCGTATAATCTATATATCTCCTGTCTAATCTCCTCTAGCTGCATTGCTGTAGGAGAGTCTGGTGTCAGTATATCAGGATTCCAACCTAGACTCCTGCACATCTGGTCGTATACTTCGCCTATTGCTTCATCTGTGAATCCCAGCTCTTCTGCTGTCTTACCAAACTTAGCAGCATAAGCAGATGCTTGATCTTTGGTATGAAGGATGAAGTCTTCCTTTGGAGTAGTAGTTATATGATGCTGGACTCTTGTCAGTCCCCGATATAAGTCATCTCCAGTTGCACCATATAGATAAGCTATATGATTTGCTGTAAGTTCTCCAGTTACTTCTGGAACAAAGTCAGGGACAAACACTGACTTATCTACAGACATTAAGAAGTTCCGCTTAGCACCTAGCTCCATGCTCTCAAGCTTTCTAGCTACAGTATCATACTCATCCCAGATAGTAGATTTAGTAGCTCTCTGGCTAGCCCAGAATTTATCATTCCTCAATCGTCTAGGAGTCCTAGGAATAACAGACTCTATCTCAGCTAGCTTATCACGAGTAGCTAAGATATTCTGAAACCTTAGACGAGTTATAGAATATAAATCTGTTAAGCGAGCTAACTGAACATCAGTTAATCCTGCTGCCTTAGCATTCTCCATCAACTGATTCATCATCTTGGTCAGTGACTCTTCTGATACTTCCATATACTCAGCCAGCATCTTAGCACTACCGACTTCAAAGTTATCAAAGTCAGCAGGATTAAGCTTAGCCTTTCTCAATTCAGTTATTCGTCTATAGTAGTGAACGGTATCACTAACACTCTCTATATCAGCAGTTATACTTTGCATATCACCAAGGAAATCCTGCAGATTCTTGGGAGGATTAGCAGTAAAAGCCTCAACCTCTGCCTTTAGATTATCCATCTGATTAGCTAAGCTGGCTATGCTCATCTCTCGCTCTGCTGCCAGCTTTGCAGCCATTCTCTCATCTATGCTATCATAACCCTTAGTAAACATACTGCCGTCTAGTATATCGTCCTCAATGCTTATCTTTGTTATAGAGTGGATATCAGTAAAGTTATCAAGTCTCTTGGAAATTTCCTTCTTAATCATTCTCCGCTGAAGGGTTATAACATCTATATCAGCAAATGCTCTTATGCTATTAGGCCCTCCACCAATGGCTTCTAGTGTTAGCTCTCTTCTTATATCGAAAGCATCTCCCTTAGTTATGCTAGCAATATCATCCAGCATAGACTTGGTCTTTACTTCTATTACCTCATGCATAGCCTTCATCTCATCTGGAGCTATATCTTCTAGAGCTTTCAGGAAGTGGACTTGATTATCATAGCTTGTAAGGTCAGAAGTTAGCTTTCCCCACATATCATACCAGTCCTGAGCACTACCTATGAAGAATTTCTGGTCTCCTATAGTTATTGTTTTACCAATCATCTTACCGCCAAAGAAAGGAATCTTATCAGGAATCTTTACACCTCTAGTTACGAAAGGAATACTACCACCTTTGAATACAGCAGTTGTTCCAGTCGTAGGGTCAATCATAGCTTGAGTTAATCTTGTCTGTCCTTTCTCAAACATAATAGACTCGTATGGAGCATTAACTAGTCCTCTCATTACTCTGTTGGTCTCTGCTGCTCCGCCGTAAGCTTTAGGATACATTAGCTCTCCTCCGCCAAGGAAGCTTCTTCCCGTATTCTCAATATAGTTCCAAGGACCAAAGTTAGTAAAGAGAAGCTGCCATCTAGCTATAGGCATTACCATCCTTCTTTCCAAAGCTACTAACTGAGCTGAGTATAATATCCTGTCTGCTACTCTACTGTGCCATGATGCTGACCTGCCAGCCTGCTGCATATATCTAGTAAGCGGACTGTGAAGATTAGCATAGCGAGCATTATATAGGTGAGTATAGATATTCTTAACTACGTTATCAAACCCATCTGCCTTTACAGCGTTTAATGCTTTGCTAGCTATAGTATCCTTGAACTTAGATATCCTAGCAGCCAGAACATCCAAGTTACTTCCTACAGCAGTAATCTCTCCTCTTCCAAGCAATCCCTCTCTTTTAAGAATATTTTCTATAAGATTTTCTTGAGCAGGGAGTCTTTCTTTATTAGACAAACTCTCCAATCCACGATATGCTGCAGCCTCCTGGTCTGTAAGTCGGTAAAGAGCAGCTGCATCCTCACCTCTCGCTAAATCAAGTGCTGACTCTGTAATAAAAATACCTTGAGGACTATCTTCTATGGCAAACCTTAATTCCTTTACCTTAAGATATAATGCATTTCTTTTCCTGGTTAGTGGCATTATCTGGTCTATTATTTTTTGCCTAGCACTAAGGTCGTGAACACCCAATAACCGAGCACTTACTTCCTTAATCTCATCACTAACTGAATCTATTTCAACTCTGAGCATTAGTTTCTCCCTATCTGTCAATATCGCTCTTGCTCCCTTTGAGATAGAGGTTACTACTTTACCAGTTGGGTCTATTCCTAAATCTCCTAATATATTACCAGCTACTATTCTATTCATTGCCTCGCCTGTAGCAGGTATCTGACCACTGAAGGCATCTAGTAGCCTAGTATTAAACTTGACTAGTTTGGTAGTATCAAATAATATGTCTCCTGCTATATCCTTCATGAACTTAGCTGCAGATACATCATCTAAATAAGGAAACTCTAGCATAGCAACTCCAAACTTAACCATTGGATTATTTCCTTCCATAGGAGTCTTTAATGCTGCTCTAGTTGATGCTTCAACAATATCAAGAGCATCCTTACCAGTTAAGCCTTTACCAAGGACATTCTTTGCATCACGAAACACTCTACCTACTACCGCATAGAGGTCCATCGTGCCTTGTTTAGCAAAGTTCCTAGCCATCTGAGTAAATGTTGCAGGAATCTTATAGCCAGCACCAGTTAGCCAGAATGCACTCTTAATTGGAGAAGCAACTACCTGCATACCTACTTTGAAGATAGCATCCATACCAGCAACATAGCCATTCTCAAATGCTACCATCAAGTTACCAATTCTGGTTCCTACTACCTTAAGCCCTCTTGGCAAAGCCATCCTTGTTAGTTTAGTCCCAACAGCAGCTACTCCGCCCCAGCCTATCCACATAAGAGGGTCATAGGCTGAGTCCAATATCATCTTCTTCCACCAAGGAGCCTCCCAGGCATTGAAAGCTTGAGCATATGAGGCCCATGCACTATCACCTTGACTTCTGTAGAACTCATAATGCTTTGTTAGTTCCTTATCCTCATCTGCTGTATTTGCACCAAGCCAGGCAGCACCTCCAATCATACCTACTATTGCACCTATTATTGCTCCAGCTCCCATTCCTATAGGACCTCCAATAGCACCTATTATTGCTCCAGCAGTTCCACCAGCAACAATACCTACAGGAAGACCAAGAGTAGCTCCTGCCACAGGAGCAGGCAGGTTCATCATAACAGCAGCAGCTATTGGTCTACTGATAGCATCCCACCACTTCTGCATCAGTTCAACAGTAGCCATCATAGGCTGAGTAACTATCAACCGAGCCCAATTCAGTGGAGTCAGTTCTGGAGTCTCAGCTAGCAATGTTCCTGCCTTAATCATACTCATCCTAGCAGACTCAACCTCCCATTCCTTAGCTCTCTCAGCTAGCCATTCTCGTTGGGTCTTTAACTCTTCACTCTCTAAACCCAAATCGCTAAGCAGATTTCTTACATCTCCCTCAGTCATACCTGCTGGCAAATCAGCCACACTGAGAGCAAATGACTTAGCTATCTCATCTATCGTCAGACGATGAACACCAGCAAGTTCAAGCTTAGGAGCAGTCAGGATATTATTCAGTATGTTTGACTGGGTCTCCAGTATATCTCCCTCATAACCCTCAGGCATGATGTTTGTTAGTGGCTGTAGCTTAGTAAATGTAGACTGCAGCCAGGCATTGTCAGCATCAGTCAGCTCAAAGCCAGGCGGCATTAGATTGAGTACATCGGCTGCTGTCTTCACATCATAGGATGGGTCAGACATATAGATTGGCAGGGTTGCCATGATTACTTGCTTCCACTCAGCCGTCAGAACAGCATTAGAGGCAGCATCAAACTCAGCCTGAGCTTCCTGCTTAAGCCTTGCTAATTCAGGAGGCGGATTAGCCTCAGCTTGATAAAGTAGACCATAACCCCATCTACTTTCCAAGAATCTTCCTAACCAGCCTTTAACATGAGGTAATGGTGTAGGTAGCTTATTACTAGCATTCTGTAGCCGAGTCATAGCCTGCTGTAGCTCTACACTTATCCTATCAAACTCCTGAGCGAATCCAGTGTAGTATTCAGGAGTCTCAGTTGCAGCAGGTGAAGTCGGAGCTTCACTAGTAACCTGCACTGACTGAGTAACATTGCCAGTTAATGATTGGGCTAGTTGCTCAGCTGTCAATGAACTAGCACTTCTAATTTCTGACATATTATCTGCCCCTTATTCCTAATCTGTGTCTTTTAGCCCTATTCATAGGAACAATCTTTATTATCTTTCCATCCTTATCAGTAACCCTAACTAGTTTCGTAGGTGATGGTATAAAGTGTTCTGACATATTATCTCCCTATTTGAGATGCTCTAACTCGCTGACCGCTAGGAAGTTGAGGAGTTGCTTCAGGTCTAGCTAAGCCAAAGTTAGACTGAGCACCTTGCCCGCCAGCTTGCTCCTGAGAAGGTGGCATTAGTGACTGTAAGGCTAGGTCAGCCATCATCTCGTATAGCTTGGAGCCTTCCATATCTCTACCCTTATCAGCAAGAAAGGCTGCTTGCTGTCTATAATACTGTATTAGGGCTATCATAGCATTGCTAGGATGAAGCTCAGCTTTATCAGCCCTAACTCTTGCCCTCTCTTGCAGTGCATCTCCAATATCAGGGAACAACTTGCCCATTACATAGCTATAGCTTAGCCTGAAGTCTGGGTCAAGCATTCTGGCAACAGTAGCTCTCTGAACTAAATCACCAGGAATCTCTACCTCATAATCAGCAGATACTAAGCTATTCTCTGGCAGTATGCTAGGATACTTCCAACCATAAGGTTTAATGCCTCTATCCTTAATATCCACCAGGTCGTCATTATCCATGTCTGACAAAGCATCCACTATTGCCTGATGGAAAGGCTTCATTACTTGATTAGCAGATGCAGCAATCTGGCTCATAACATAAGCACTAATCTGTCCAGCTACTGAGCCATGCATAGCCCAGCTAACTCCACCTCTCTGCATCATTGCTTCAAGGTCAAGCTGAGTGCTTCGGAGTTCCAATGGTATAGGCGGTGTGCCTATGAACTCAACAGAATCATCAGGACCACCACGAAAGATAGCTCCTCGCCTGAAAACATCCTCAGGCTTAACTATTGCGTGACCACTTCTACTTCTTTCAAATATCCTTGGCTGAGCAGTATCCCTCAGAAGTTGTAGACTGAATGACCACCACTTATTCCAAGTGCGGTAGATATTCTCATTGGTAGCTATAACAGCCTGACCAAGCTCAGCCTTCCATCGTTCAGTGGAAGATACCTCCTGAGTCTGTAACTTCAATGTAGATGAATAGGTTGGCAGCTGACCTTCTGTCAGACTACCCATATCAGGCAATCCTCCAACTGGAGCTATGTAGATAGGAATCTTCTTGAATCTGGTTAGCTCATTCTTAACTAACCTTGTGCCTATGACTATTGCATCCCAGACAGCCATAGTATATGGAAACTCATCCATTACTTCAGTCCACCAATAGTCATAGACAGTTATGTCAGAGCCTACTGTCCTTATCCACTGATTGAATGGTATACCAAAGTCCCATCCGTTCCTTCTAGCCAAGTTCAAGACCTGCTTAGGGCTAGCACTATAGACATGAGCCACCTCATCTAATCCTAGCATCCCATCCCACATAGGATAGACTTCCATAGGATTCCAAGGCTCCTTATATGTTCTGCTACCATCGTCAGACATTATGCTAAACATTGAGTACCAGCCAGTAGCTAGCAGGAATCCTATGAAAGTTCTCATCAAACCTTGTCCAGGATTAGAGCGTCTGAAGGTAACTTGTGCATCCTTCCAGTGTATCTTGAAGTATCGGCTGACTTCAGCAATTGCACTAGCTAGCTCAAGGTCAGCCATATTGTAGTCCTTGATTCTGTGAGGTATATCAGAATCAAGCAGATGTAATACTAAGTTATATAGAGCTCTCGGGTCATTGCCTACGAAGGATTCCATCTTCTCCGTCTTCAGCTCATCTACCATTTCTATCAGCCTATACCACCGCTTCATAGCATCATCCCGAGGCGACCAGAATTGCTTCAACTCCTTACATCGGTTAATTACTTTAGTAGCATCTGCTATATTATTCATCTTAACTCCTTAAATAAGCAAGTATAGGATTTACACTAGCTTAGCTAATTACTATTACCTTGGAGGTCCAGTTGCTTTAATGCTACCAGCAAGACGATTGCCAATAACATCAACACCAGCACCAGCTAGGACTGCTCCAATAAGAATTGGAACAGTAACTGGACCTATAAGTGGGTAGGATAGGGCAGCTGCCAGAGCAGCTACAAAAGCACGAAGTATGCTTGAGAGGAACTTACGAGGCTTAAAATCCTCGCCTGAGCCTGCCCATCCTAAGAGAGCCGCTATGATACCTCCACCAAATGCTGCAAGTGTTAGCCATAAAAGTTCTAAGTTCATATTAGCCTCCTTTCTTACAAATTGTGCAGATCCTATACTTGCTAAGTCATTTGTCTAACCACAAAGTAGCTGTAACTTCCAATCAACTGGAACTGAAAACATTCTATCATTCTGAGGTTCTATAATCATTACAACTCCATCCTCATTGATATAGCTAAGAACAGCATGACCGCCCTCAGGCATCTGCACCCAAGTAATGAAGATGGGCATAGATGCTGCTTGCCTATCGCAGTGAAGTATGCCCATCAGTCTGAAGGCAAAATCATCACAGTCATAATACTCAGTCTCATAATCCTCTTTATCTCCCAGGTCAGCATCAACAATCATCTTTATAAGTTCATCGTCTGCTTCCTGATAATAAGTGTCAGCCATCTTGTAGGGACTTCCATATATCAGCATCTTCAGCCAAGATAGCCAGCCTCCTTGAGAAGGGAAGGCTTCATTGTATGTAGCAATTATCTCACTTGCTGGAATTGTTCCTCTAATAGTTCTTCTTGTCTTTACATCTTCCATTTGATTGCTCCTTATTTGCCCCAGTACTCATCCCAGCCAGCAGAGCCTACATATCCTCGCTGAACTGGCTGAGCCGACCTGCATACGATTGCTATTGCTCCTGTATCGTGATGGTCATCTGCACCTACTACAATGATACCGCTCTTGACCATAGCATTTCTTCGGATATTCCTGCACTGACTCCAGAAGCGAATATCCTGACAATCAAGATGGTCTAGATGCCTATTAACTTCTGTTATCATGTAAGGCTTAGTAGCTAGATTAGTCTGCCAGCCTATAGCTCTGACCAGCTTACCTGTTCTAACATCTTCCCTATAATACAGGTCAGGATAATCTCGAAGATGACTAACAATATCTAGGTTATCTTCTGGTGCTATGACTGCACCATTGAACATATGTGCTACTACCTTCATATACTCAGCCATCTCCCATTCATCATATAGGCCAGCCAGTGTAGCACAATGCAGCATGACAGGAGGAATCTCTTTGCCATCCTTATCTTTGTAGCCATCTTCAAAGTGCCAGACATGACCTACTGATTCAGATGTCTTACCTTTGCCTGGGTCAATAGATACAATATACCCTCTGCCTGGCTCTACATCATGCCAGATATCAAGTGTAGCCGAGCAGCTATTCTTAGGATTTGCAATGTTCTTTTGGATAGGTGCAGGAATACACTGTCTAATCTTACTAGTTATAATGTCAGCACTGTAAGCTTGGTCTCCTGCTACTAGGAAACAACTCTCATCATCCTCAGGATACTCCTGCTCAAACAGTAGTACTGTATCTCCACTTCTCCGCAAGCTAGCCATCTCAGCTCTCTTGTATCTCCTCCATCTGAGCTTAGCCATAGCCTCATGCTCTTCAAATCCGTATGAGGTAAGAAGCAGCTTCATCAGCAATATCTCATCTGACTGCAGATTTGGTAGTGGGTCAGTATCATCTCCAGTCAGACAGAATGGGTCATCTTGATACATGATATACTCAGGATGAATAAACCAGGGGTAGAAGTGAGGTTGATATACTGACTGTGCTATCACTGTTCCTTCCTTAGCTGCTCTATACATCTCACAGAAAGGATTATCCTCACCATTGGCAGTGGACTGTACTCTAACCTTAGTCCCAAGTTTCAGTGGCACACGCTGGACAGCAGAGCCAAACACTGCCTCATGAGTCCCAGGAGTCCAGAATGCATACTCATCCAATAGTAGATTATGGATTGCTTCTCCTCTTCCAAGTGTATAACTTCTGGAAGTGAAGATATACATGACGGAATAGAAGCTAGTATCCTTATCCTCCCATGTTAGCTCTTCAGCTCCCTTATGCTCCATCTTAGGAATTGAAGGAATCTTTCTGGATAAGAACTGATGAAATCTCTTTGCCTTCAGGATGAGTCGCTTAGCACTGGTCTCATCATAACTAATAATTACTGACACAGTTCCGTTGATAGTGATATTGTCAAGATAGAAATCAGCCAGATGTAAAGATGTTGCTCCAATCTGAGCAGGCTTCACACTAACATCTCTAGGCCCAAATGTCTCTAGCATATCTAGCTGAATAGGACTTAGGATAAAAGGCACAAGCCTACGCTCCTTGTTCTCTATCTGCAGCATTGACTCCATCATAAGGTGTCGGTTAGAGAACAAAGCCTTCAAAGCTTCATCCTGGGTAATAGCCTGTATGGTTGCTATTTTCTTCTGCCTATCCTCTTAAGAGTAATAGCTAATCTAGATTGCTTTCCAAGTCTGCCTGGACTCTTCCGATGAGCTCTAGCATAAGCCTGAACAGTCATACCAGCTGCCTTAGCTTTCTCGGTTAGTGCCCCAGGTCTCTTGATAGCACCCTGAATCCACTTACCTCCACCGCTAGATTTAGCTTTCCTTGCCTTAGCTGCTTTAGCCATTAGTGCCTCCCATTCATTCTTTCAAGAAGTACAATTAGTTCTGTTAAAGCCTTAGTATTTGCCTCACGAGTAATCTGGTCTCGGCTGATTATAACCTGGTCTTGCTCAGCAATTCTATTAATCCTATCCTCACTACTCTTCCTATCTTGCCTATACATTAGGAAGATTATTAACCCCAAGAATCCTCCAACACCCAGACTACTAGCAGTTACTAACAGTTCAGTCATAATACACTCTTTATCCTAGTTCTTGACCTCATTACTCTCATTGTTACAGGCGCTCTACTACCAGGCTGCGGTTTGCTATACCTTTGACGCTTTCTTGTCTCTCTACCAACACTACGAACTTCTCTTCTGCCTACCCTAGCTTGCTGAGCTCGCCTTATGTTCTGTCTAGATGCTTGACGAGCCTTGACTGTTGTTGTTCTTCTCATCTGGTCTTTCCAGTATCCTTACTCTATCAGTCCTACTGAACTCAAGAATCTTATCCTGATTCTGTCTTACGTATCTAGCAAAGTTGAATCCTTCCTCTCCAACTCCCTTCATTACTTGCTCAAGTATCTGCAACTGCTGCGGAGTGTATGCAGAGCGAAGCTTGAGTAGATATTGATGCTCCTGCATAGATAATACTCCCTGAGGTGCTTCCAGAGCTCTCTTCAATACTCTATAGTCCTTCTCCAGCACCATTCTGAAGTTACGGAAGAAGTCTAGCTCAATGTATTCCTTGCTTAGCTCCTTCCTTATCTCAGGAACGCTAAGCTCAAATGTAGCGAATTGATTATCCTGTCTTTGCTCATCCAGCCAATTCTCTTTAAGTCCAAGCATATAGAGAGCTTCTTCAGTAGAAAAGCCGCAAGCAAGATATCCTAGGTACTTTGCTCGGTAGTCGTCCTTACGCCAGGGGAGTAGAGTTGTAGCTATACTAACTTGCTTTGGAGTATCAGAGCCAGCAGGCAACACATCAGGCTCACTCATACTGCCAGTATATCACGCTGCACTCATAATGTCAAGGATACAATGACATACAATTATTTATTTACTTAGTGAAATAGGTAGGTTGACAATGTAGGACTTATATGATATAATGAGAATAATGAAATGTGAGTTATGTAATAGGGAGAATCTAACTGCTAAAGAGTTATCAGTGCATAAGAAGTTCTTCCATAAGCAGATAATTGATAGTCAGCAGCCACAGAAGGTATCTGCTGGTATCTGTCCTGAATGCGGGAATACATTGTTCTATCAGGAAGGTTGTGTAAACTGTAGATGTGGATATAGTAAGTGTGGATAGATGGATATCTGGCTAACAGTCTGCAGGAAGACAGTTCCTAAATGCTCTCACTGCGAAGAGCCTATCAAACTTGGCGAGATTATGGTAGCAGGCAGACTGTGGCTCAATTTCTCGCAGGAAGGAGGCGAAGTAAGAAGATGGGTAAAGAATCTAAGATGGCACGCACAAAAAGGGCCAGACAAGATATGTTGCTGGCTGACAGCAGGGCTAGACTACCTGTCTACTCACCCACAGGCAGAAACAAGAGGAAGGAAGCAGCTTCAACTGTCAAAAAAGCAAAAGGACGCAAGGCTAAAGATTCTGCGGCAGAGAGCCAGATTGGTGCAAAAGTTGAAGGAATTGATGGAAATACCACTGGAGGAGCAAGACGAAGTAGATACAGCCAAGATGATAAAGATAGGCAGTCAGATAGAGGAGTTGAAGGAGAAGATAAAGTTGGTAGGAGGAGTGCCTCCGAGCTGGGAATAGAGTGGATTGGAAGTTTCTGCCCAGATGGCCAACCACACTTTCTTATCGGTACTCATATCTTTAATGCTGGAAGCATACTTAAATGCAGAGGATGTCTAAAGCAAGTATGGCTTCCTATAGCGATTACTGAAGCTGCTACACTTGGTGAGTTAATTGGAAGATTTGGTACTACAGGAGGATACTGCAGATATCTTGATAAGTTTCCAGAAGTCAGGATGCTTATGGCAAAGTTACAAGACTTATGGTATGCTAGACAAAAGATTAGTGATGATAAGCAGTTTATGAGGCTAGTCACATCTACTATGGAAGATAAGGGATATGATAGAAAAGAGTGATTTTACAAACGTAGAATCTGTCTCTACCAATAGTATAATGTATGTCGCACTAAACTTGCCTGACCGTACTAGGCGGGACTTACTTCTTATGAGACATAGTCCTATATGAGTTGTAAGCATAGGAAATAAATCCAGCCAGTAGCACATATGTTCTAATGCCAGTGAGTAGCACGAATGTTCGGAACATATGTCTTAGGAACTTTAATACGTGAATTAGATGTTATGTTATTTATGTTATGAATTAAGATACATAAATCAGGAGTTAGGAATTAGGATACCAGAATCAGAACTCATTACATCCGAGTCATTAGTACAAATGTTTCGCACAAAGGTTTCAGTGGATTATGTCAACTATCCCTTGACATCTATAACCAAGTATGTTATGATGTAATTGCATTGAGATACTCAATGTGTGCGAGTTGAGTGGCAACGCACCTCAGCACTTTAACAACTAAATAAGGAGGACATATGACAGAAAAAGCCAAAACACAAGCACAGCCAGTTACTGGCGTCAAGCAGCCGACTCAGAAGGAATTGATGACGGAGTTGCAGACAGCACTATCGAAGGGAGACTTCAAAGCAGTTGCAACAGTCAGTCGGAAGATTGACACAATGACAAAGGCAGCAGAAAAAGCCGAACAGGATGCCAAACGAGCTGCACTGGATAAAGTCATTGAAGCCGTCAAAAGTGCCATCGTCAAGGCAATCAAGCCACTAATTGACAGCAAGCAACTTGATGCTGCGGATGGAATCTGGTTTAGTTATGACTTCGGTGAGCAAGCGCCAGCAGTCCGATTAACTAAGACAGCAGCCAGGGCAGCCAGAACTGGCGGCGGGACTGGCAAAAAGTTCGATGTGTCAACTGACTCAATGCTTACCAAACACGGAACTGAAAAGTTTAATGACGAGTTGACATTCCAGCAAGCATATGAGCAGAACACAGACAAGAACTGGCGGTATGCAATCAGAACCAAGTTACTAAAACTCGAAGGCATAATCTAAAGCCAAAACAAGGAAAGCTCAGTAGTTGCCACTGGGCTTTCTTTATGCTCAGAATCAGGCAGAAATAGTGAGTAAGTCAGTAGTTGCTTGTTGCACCATACAACAGACCAGTTGGCATATCGGAATAGTCCAGTCCAATGGATGCAACAGGAAGGTTGACATACAGTTGGTAGTATGGTATAATAATATCAAAATAAAAAACGGAGGTGAACAATAAAGAACTTAGCAAAAGTCAAGTACCCAGAGGACTTCTATTGTCCTAAGATGGCAGTGCTATCAGATAAGTATATAAACAAAATTATACAGCAACTATCCAAGGAACATGATACTATTAGCACTGGAAACATCCTAGTTGCTATGCCATCAACAGGATATATAGAAGTGTATGTAATGATAGCGCAATCAAAGACAGACATATTAGAAGGTATTGATTAAGGAGGATTACTCATGTCAATTCGTTATATCTTATCCAACGAAGAGCTGAAGCAACTCAGCCAGTCAGACCAAACCTATCTCAGGCAGCAGTTGGAAGCAAACACTATGCTTAACCAACTGCTAAACAAGCCAGTCAATCAGCACCTCTTACACGAACTGCAATGCGTTCTGGATAGCAAGCCACTGCCTAGACAGAAAGCAGGGCAAGTTAGCCGACTGTCAGATGATAATCATTATCCTTGCCATACAAGGAAGATGACTCCAGAAGAAATGGTAAAGTATGGAGTAAAGGAGATAGCAAATGGCAATACTTCTATGCAATCGTGAAGCAATCCAACTACAAATCATCAGCAACTACATAGATGCAGGCATTGCTTGTAAGGAAGAAGCTAGCAAGATTGAAGCTAATCTTAATCAGCTAGATGCTAAGGATTTGCTTACAGTCCTATTGGAATCACACAACTTCAGGGAACAGAAGCTTAGCGGTCAGCAAGTTCCATATGTAGACACAAGCCATGTATGCAGAAACTGATAAGGAGGTAAGCAATGCCAACTGTAGCTAATGTAATTGAGCATCTGAAAGGCTATAAGCCAGACGAGCATATCGCTACTACTATATGGTGTGAGGGAGATGCCCTTGGTCGTGCTAAAGAGCTAGGTATTGAGATTACTCGAGAGCAAGCACAAGACATACTCGACAATATAGACCATCAGCAAGATTGCTTGCTAGGAATAAGCTGGGATACACTGGACGCATATATAGTTGAGTTATGAGCAGTAAGATATCTCAGGAGAAGCAGCGGCTTAAATATCTTCTCTGGTCAATGATAGAGAAGTATCAGCCTAGCTGCTACCTATGCCACGAGTCATTTATAAGGGATAAAGTACTACCAGCAAGAGGAATTGACAATCTTACAGAGCATCATATATACGGTAATCATCTGAACATGAAGATAGAGAACAGAGTGTTGACCCATCGAAAGTGCCATAAGAAATTCCACGTAAGGGATAATATCAATAGATGGAGTGATAGTCAAGGTGAAGTAGCATGGGAAGGTTAACTATCTATTGCCACAGCTGCACTCACTGGGAGTGGGATAAGAACATTATAGCTAAGGATGACGGTAGAGTCATCTTTGTAGGTCATTGTGGACTATACTCCTGCAGGTGTGTTAATGCTGTAGTAGATGGCGAGCCTGCTCCACCTTACTTTCAATCTTTGGAGGAAACTATCAATGTCTGATAGACCAAAGTGCTACTGGTGTCATAAGCCAATCCCAAAGGATAGAAGTTATATCACACTATACTACGCACCTACTCAGTACATATACTTCTTCTGCTCCTTATGGGAGCTTATCAAATGGCGCTTTGGCAGGAAGTATCATAGATGAAGAAGATATATCCAGCATCAAGTTGGAATCTACCACCAACAGCTAGGCAGTGCAGTGCACTATTCAGATATGGTGCTAAGCATGAGGAGATACCAACTACCAGATGGGAAGCAAGACGATTGCTATATGAGTTGAGGCAGAAGAAGGAGACTAAGCAATGAGATTTGACCATATTATTCTCCCCTGCCCAGATTGTGCTGGTTCAGGATGCAACACTTGCTATGGAACTGGCAAAGTCGTAAGACATCTGAAGATGCCTAAGTATACTTCACCATCAGATGATATAATGATAGTGCCTATGCCTTATGGTAAGATACTGCCAGACCTAACTGATTGCAGTTATCCTAACGAAGATTTATCTGAGCCAGGCGATGAGGATTATAATGAGATACTGGATGAGAAGTTTATATGCCCTAACTGTGGCTCAGATAATGTAGTTGGACTTGATGATAAACATAATCCTGATATAGTAGCAGAGAATATATCTCCATCAGGCAGATGGTTCTGTATCAGTTGTCAAGACAGCTGGTGTTATGAAAGGGAGCATTGAGCAAAGGAGGTACTAATGGGATACTTATTTGAGTCTGGCTATGAGATTCACTGTAGCAAGTGTGGCTACATAGGCAAGCCTGCTGCCATTACTAAGCCTGACCCTCTCAATCCTGAGAGTAGTATCATAATTGAGATGGGCTGTCCTAACTGTCTGTCAGCTGAGAATATAACTGTCAAGGAGGATGGCTAATTGGCTGAAGTATCTACTATCAAACTTCGCCAGCAAATCTTGAAGGAGCGAGGACTTATCCCTCCAACTCCTAAGAAAGTTAAGCTGCCTATCATCCAGCCTGAGCAAGATATAACTACTATGGAGGAGATTCCTCTTCTTCCAAAGATGAAGTACATTGAGGTTAAGTACAATGTGAAGATAAAGATTGACATCTTCAAAGGCAGTATCAATGATGTCTGTAGCCGATATAAATGGGAGATAGACCGCTCAACTATCAGTCGATGGAGAAAGTATATGAAGAGATTCTTGATGGAGACAATAAAGTAAAGGAGGATTAAATGAATGACAGAGTCATTGAAGTGATTGCCAAGGTCTGGATTATTTTAGGGGGTGATAAAGAGGGTTTTGAGCGGTGTTACCGTATGATAGCAGAGGAAATAGGAAGAAGAAGCAAGGGTAATAAACAGGAGGATGGAGTTTAGCAGTTAGATGAATATGGAGAAGACATTAAATGAGGTCGAAGCAATCCTGAAAGTCAGTGGGGTAGCTAGTTTCTTACCAGGTAGTATTAAAGATACAGTCTGCCAT